GTTCTTTTTAGGATTTCTTTCATTTGTACGACCTAAAAGGTAATCGGTTGTTACATTAAGAGCATCTGCTATATCTCTAGCAACATCAAGAGCGGGCATTCTATTGCCAGTTTCATAACCATTATAAGTTGTTGGAGGTATACAAAGTTTATTTGCCATCTCCTTTTGTTTTAATCCTAATTTTTCTCTTTCTAATCTCAATCTTTTTGAGAATATATTATTATTCATTTTATTTTTATACCTCCTGTAAAATACTCATTTTTAATATTATATTAATATAATATCCTCAATTTGTGTATAAAATCCTCAAAATATTAATTTTTTTAAAAAAAGGTGTTGACAATTCACAAAACGAGGATTATTATATAAGTATAATAAATCTTCAAAATGAGGATACAGGAAGGAGTATACTATGAATGTAAATATATTAAAATCACTTAGAGTAAAGCAAGGGTTAAAACAACAAGATGTAGCAAACTACTTGGGAATAACTGTAAGTGCATATAATTACAAAGAAAATGGAAAAAGAAAATTTAGTATTGACGAAGCAATTAAATTAGCTAGATTATTAAAATGTGATATAGAAGATATTTTTTTAAATTAAAAATCCTCAAAATGAGGATAAAATATTAAGGAGGTATAAAAATGGATTACATAAACGAAATGGATAACTTAGTACAAAATTTAACAGTTGTAGAAAATAATGAGGAGTTTATTCCTATATACGAAACAGATAAAGGAGAAAAAGTTGTAAATGGTAGAGAATTACATGAGGGTTTAGGAGTACAAGCTGATTTTTCACATTGGATTAAAAACAGTTTAAATTCAGTTGATGCTACTGAAAAAGATTTTTATAAGCACGTTTTTAAAGACGAGCTTTCAAAAACAGGACAAACTAAAACAGATTACATATTAAAACTTGAAATTGCAAAAGAAATATGTTTAGTTGCTGGAGCATCACCAAGAGCTAATGACTTATTAAGACAAAAATCAAAAGCCTATAGAAAGTATTTAATTCAATTTGAAGAAAGATATAAAAATAATCCATATCAAGGTATGTCCAAAGAGCTCCAAGCAATACTACTCGTTGATAAAAAGCAACAAGCAAATGAGAGAAAAATAACAGCAGTTGCTGAGGATCTAAAAGACTTTAAAGATAATGCTCCGTTATTCAATATCGAATGTGAGGAATTACAGAAGGCATTAAGAGCAAAGGTCATAAGTGAAATGGGGGGCAAAAAATCAGCAGCATATAATGACAAGTCATTACGAACAAAAGTATTTTCAGATGCACAAAGACAAATTAAAAGGGAATTTGGATTGACTTCATATAAGGCAATAAAAAGGTCACAATTCAATAAAGCTTTAGAGATTATTGAAAATTATAAAATGCCATTTGTTCTAAGGGAGATTATAGAAAGTGCTAATTCACAAATTACAATGGAAAATCTAAAACTTATGAAAGCTAAAAATGAATTAGTAAAAGATTATGTGGTTTAGGAGGTGCAATATGATTAACATTAGTTTAACTTTTGATGAAGAAATGAAACTTTATACTTTAATCAAAATTGAATTGAGACATTGCATAAAAGAAAAAAGAAGCTATGAAAAAAAGTTGAAAAAAAATGAAATATCTGAAGAGTGGATTAAGAGTACTGAACACGTAATGAGATATTTAGATGAAAATATAAAAGCTTATAAAGCTATATACAACAAATTAAATAAAAAGTAATAGGACAAATAAATAAAAACATATTAAATATTGGGGGGTGTTTCATATGAAAAGTAACAAAATTGAATATGATGCTGAGTACAAGATAGGAAATACAAAAGTCTATGTTGTTTCTCCAGAAAACCCAGTAAGGCTTGGAAGAAAAATGACTCAAGAAGAAATAGATGCAATATTAGAAAGAGTAACTGAACAGGCTAGTAAAATGGCTCGTTCAATAATGTTAAAAGAGCTAAAAAAAGATGAAAAAGAAGCTAATTATTAATAACTCATATATGTAAATATAAAATCCCCACCATTTATTGGTGGGGTAAAAGGGGGATAACAAATGAAAAACATGGGTGAATTTCAACAAGACAAGCAATATGTATTCTCTTATAGAAAATTTTTAAGAGATACTTTAGACACATCAGCACGTTGGCCAAAGCTTGCTAATGGACAACCTATCAAAGTTATATCAGAAGATACAGGATTTGTATATGTAGATTTAATTCCAGGAGCATATCCAACAGAGTTTAGCATAGTTGCAAAGTGGTGCGAGGAATCATATGATTTTGATTTCGAGTATGTAGATAAAACTAAAGAAGTTTATGAGGGCATAAAAGATAGACTTTATTCAAAAAAAGATAAAACTGAATTTGCTTTTGTAAAACATGAGAACTTCAAAGGAAAACTTAATAAAATTCTAAACTAAATGAATTAGGCTATAAAACAAATAACCATATGCAGTTTAAAAACAAAGCTGTTAAAGATATATTAACTAATATAACTTACTGTGGTTATGTTAAGTGGAAAACAGTTGATAGAAAAAATCATAATAGAGTCAGACCTAAAGATGAACAAATTATAGTAAAAGGAAATCATGAAGCAATAATAGATGAGATAACATTTAATCGAGCTCAAGAAATTAGAAAAAATAAATATATACCTCCTACTTTTGAAAAAAAAGAAATTTCAAATCCCTTAGCTGGTGTATTAATATGTGGTAAATGTGGTCATAATTTAATTCAAGCAGTAGATAGTAGACGTCCTAAAGATGATATAAGAAGATTTTATATTAAATGCAAGCATTGTGACAATAAATCATCTAGATTTGATTATATTGAAAAAGCTATTCTTAATTCTCTTGAAGATTGGTTAAATGAATATAAAATCAAAGTTAGTTTAGAAGATGATCGAACAGAAATTGACAAACTAAAATTTGAATCAAAAGCTATTAAAAGAGAATTAAAAAATACAGAAAATCAACAAAATAAATTATATGATTTTTTAGAACGTGGAATCTATAGCGAAGAAATATTTTTAGAAAGATCTGTTCTTCTTTCAAATAAAATAAAAAGTTTAAAAGAAGAATTATCTAGAGTCAATATTGAAATAATCTCTAGTAAAGAAAATACTCTTGCTAGAAAACAATTAATACCAACTCTAGAAACTACTCTTGAAAACTATTATAAATCTGACAATGCTAAAGAAAAAAACATACTTTTAAAAACTGTTTTAGATAAAGTTATTTATACAAAAGAAAAAAATCAAAAAAACGATGACTTTATAATAGAGCTTTATCCTAAGCTACCTAAATAACTATACCCTTTTACTGTTACTATTAACCCAATAACTGGTTACCAGTTTAATAGTAACAGTAATTGGATTATTGTTCAAAAATTTCAACGTATTTTTCAGAAGAAGTTATATAAACTCCTGATTTTAGTTTATACATATCTGTTCCAGTTCTTTTAACTTTTTCTGTAATTGTATAAGCTCCACCAGCAGTAACTTTACCTATTACATTAGCAGCATCAAAATCTGGTTTGCTATGTATGTTTATATCTTGTAATATTCTAACATACTTAGTTTTATTAGCTCCTTGCTTTTCTGCTATATAAGTTACTCCGAAATATTCACATACTGCCTTACAAACTGCTTCAGCACATTTTTCTTGATGTTTTTTATCAAGCATAAGTTTTGCTTCATTCCAATAATCCATAAAACCATACTCGATTAATATTGCTGGCATTGTTGTTTGTCTAAGTATAGCTAATGTAAATCCACTCATATCTACATCGCGCATTAAACCATAACTATATTCATAGTCTATGTCTTTTTTAAGATGCTTAACTGCTAATTTTCCTAATTTTATAGATTTTTCAGAACAATTTTTAGTTCTTAATACTAATAACCCTTTAACTCGAGTTTGCCATTTAGCACAGCTTCCTATTGCATTATAGTGATTTGAAATTAATATATCTGCTTTAGCTTTATTAGCTTTACTTGCTCTAGTAGACAAGGCAATATCTGTTTTACCTGTCATATCTGCAGTAAACATTGTATCTATACCACATCTTTTTAGTGCAGCAGCTAGGTATTCACTTACACCTCTGTTCCATTCATTTTCTTTTATGATCTTTCCTTTTTTTCTGACTAATTCACCATCTATGTATAAATTTTTTGACATTGGTACTGATTGTTTACCTTCTGTATGCATGCCATGCCCCGCATCTATAGCTACTAAATATTTTTTGTTCATAATAACACTTCCTTTTCTGAAAATAAAAGATGCTTAAAAAATTGACCTTCTTATCGACCTCCTAAGCACCTTACAGTTATCTTATAAAGTATTTATACCTATTCTTATTCCCCAACTCCTGGAGTAGCATTATTGTTTAATATTCCCATAGCTACTAATATAGGAAGTACTGAATTGACATAATCTTGGAAATTAGCTGGAATAAAAGTTAAATTGAATTGTTGAGCAGTTAAAACTATAAGTGAAACCACTGATACCCAAAAGTATTTATTTTTTATTTGTTCTTTGATATTAAATTTCATCTTACTACCTCCTATTAATTAAATAAATTATTTTGTATTGCATAAAAGAAAAAACTAACCAATGCTGTTATAATTGCATAAGTTAGTTTGTTTAAGTTGCTTGCTAATTTGTCTATAGTATTGCATAGATTTTCTATTTTTACTGCCATTTCAGACTGTGTATTTTCTAGTTTGTCTATTCTTTCAGAATGTCTTTGCAGCCTTTCATCGTGTCTCTTTAGTGTGTCTTTTAACCATTCATCATTCATGCAAAATTCCTTTCTGTAAATAAAAAAGGACTGTACCGCTACAGCCCTTTTTAAAATAGATTTAGGTTTTTAATTATATATAGTTGTTTTTTATTTCTTGCATTCTCACATTTTACATCTTTTTCACCCCCTTACAGTTATTATACTATAAAATGATTTAAATACCATTCTTCCTACATAGGAAAAATGGTACACAATATTTTTAAATTATGAACTAACTTATAGTTATATATCCCAATGATATCAATTTAGATTTAAATGCATTTTTTACAGATTCAAGCCCATATGTATTGTAATGTGTATCATCCACACCATCTCCACCTGCTTTACCCGCATTTAAATCAGACGCCCCCATCAATATACTTGAAGGTACTTGCCCTAATGCGATTCTTGATTTATCCACATCTGTAGCTGTTAAATTGTTTTCAGTAAGAGAATTGTCTATTAAATATTGTCTTAAACTGAAATAATGTTCACCAAAAGTATTAGTAAATAAAGTTTCAACTTCTGTTGTTATAGCTCTAGTTGATTCATTTCTTAGCCTATAACCTGTTGCTCCAGTTGTTATTATATATTTTGTTCCTTGATAATAATCCACCATACTTTGTATTTGTGCTAATAATTTGGAAGGAGTATCATTCCAACCACTATTTGTTCCTAAATAAATTATCATCACATCATCATTTTTTCGTACTTCTGATGTTTTTGATATAACTTCTGTATTAGCATTAACTTGAACTTCGTTGCCTTCTTTGTATCTTGTAAAATAATATTTATTATTTTTGCATGAAATAGAACCTTCTATATTAGATATAGTAACTGGATTATAATTACATCCTGTCGATAAAACAGGGCCATTACTAAATGTCTGCTTGTCTTTACTCTCCAACGCAACTTCTACCTCTGTACAAGTAGCAGGTATTGTAAATGCAGTTTTAACATGAGCTTGATTTCCTCCTTGTCTGCATGATGTAGAAGTTGTAAATTCCCCACTAATAGCCATATTTTTAACATTATGAGTTGTTATTTCATTTTGTAATCTTAAAGGCCAAGAAAGTCCATCTGTTCCTGTACTTGTAGTAGAATCTCCCCAAGTAGATATGACTGGAATAGTACTAGCACCTAAATATGCTAAAGTTACATTTCCACTCGAACTATATAGTTTTGATACGGTTGTATATGTTGTAGAATCTTTAACCATATACACAGATACTGTTCCACAATTTTGTAACATTTGGTCTGCCTTAGTTACACCCTCTGATAATATTTCTATTTTTTTCAATTCCGTATCTCCACTAAAACAGTAAAATAAATTCGTTACATTTTCGGGAATAACTATACTTTCTAATGCAGAGCATTTATATAAAGCCATATTCATATTTGTTGCCCCACTTGGTAACCCATATATTTTCTTTAATTTCGTACATCCATTAAATACTTGATTTAAATCTGTGCATAATGTTAATTTGCTTAAATCTTGTATATATTCTAATTCTGAACAATTCATAAATGCTTGAGCCATATTTGAACATTTCACATATTTATCTAATCCCACTACAAATTTTAATTTAAGACATCCATTCCAAGCATTTGATAACCCATCAACTCTATCACAATCATATTTAAACCCAATTAAAGAAGTACAGTTCACAAATGTATTAATCAATGATGATGTAGCTATTTGATTTATTGTCCCATACTGATTTATTACTGTAGCACTATCTATTTGTATATATTGTATAGTAGTATTTGCATTAAATGTAGCTGACTTAACGATAACCTTTTTAGTTGCTCCGTCAACTTCCATAGTTGCAGGAACTATAATGTTTGAGTTTATTCCACTATATGCTCCCAAAATAACGTAATCACCATTTACAGTATTATCTGTAAAATCGGCACTTGTTACTGTATAAGCTCCTGTAGGGAAAGTTGTATCCACATTATATTCATCTCCATCTGCTACTACATAAATACTTGCATTTGATTCCGTTAACAATTCATCACTATTTATAAATTTTATATTTACTGTTTCACTTGTATCTATATTAACAACAGTAATAGTAACATATTGATAAGTGTTATAATTATCAGGTGTAAAAGTCAATGAAGTTTTATCTATACTTAAAATATCACTATCTTCTGTTATAGTAATTGTTTGATTTTGAGTTGGTTTAGTATCTAATTTTACTCCTATAGTAGCAGAACCATTTTCTGCTATTTTTACAAAATTTTTATCAAATACAAGATTTCCATACACAGGTTTTTCTACAGTTCCACCACTTATTGTTAAACTAGATAACTCTATATTTCCCAACATTAATTTTATAGTGTTATTATCTCCTGCTACCAATTTTAAACTTTTTAAATCTTTCGCAATATCTTTATATTGTTCCCTAAGTGTGTCTATCTCTTCACGAGCTTTTGTATCAAATAAATTAAATTCTTCTATTTTATTTACTTCTTTTGCCATATTCTCATCCTCCTATCTTATAGATCTTTGTACCATGAATTTTCTTTGAACGTTTTATCATCTTCTTTGAATTTCCACAGATTAATCGTGCAGCCTTTGTATTTTATATATTCAGTCCATGCAACATGAAATGTACTAAGTCCATAGTAACCCTTACAGAATTTAACTGCTTCAGTAAAAGACCATGCCACTCTCTTTGTTCCCCAGCTTATTACGTATACATCAAGAAATCGAGGATTTCCCCATTTTTTCTCTGCAGATTTGTCAGAATCTTTATCTAAGAATATATCAAAATCTGTACAATAACCTCCTGTATCTGTTACTGTAACTATTCCATCTGTATTACCAAATTTGCCTTTAAGATACGGTATATACAATTTTGTTCCATATGGCATGTTATGTGCTCCTACTGTTTTTGCAACCTTTAATCCCAGTCCAGATGCACTTCCACTATCACCACCATAGCTTGTACAACGTGATTTCGTAAATCTGTATATATATTTATTTCCATCTATTGTCCCTGTTTCATCAAAACAGTTTGGAGTCTCAATTGTAGGAGTTGGTGTAGGTGTTGGAGTTGGCTCTGGCTCATCTCCCCCAGAATCTCCTCCTGGATCTACTGGAACAACTATTTTTTCTGCTATAGCAGTTATTAGCACATCGCCTGTTACAGCAAGTATATTTATAACCCCCTCTGCATAACATTCTTCTGTTATATCTTCATTATTCATTATTACAATTACGGAACTTAGTTTATAACCTTCATTTGCCATTATAGTGGCTTTATATGTTGCATTTTCGTCAAGCTTCACTGCTAAATTATTTGTCATAGCATTTGTCAAATTATTAGTTATTGTATATTCAACTTTATCATCTTCATCAAATAATGAATAATCAAAACTTGCTACTTCTATCACAGATGTTTCACCCGTTTCATCATCAACAAGTGTTAATTTAACAGTTCCTTCTGTTTCTATTTCTCCAGCATCATCCAAATCAACTAGATCATCATTAACATAATATGAAAATTTTTCTGTTGTCACTATTCTTTCATTAGTTTTTTCATCGATAACTAATATTTGACACTCATATGGTCCAGCTATATTTTTATAATCATAATGTAAATTACAATAAAATAAACCTTTTTGATTTCTACTACTTTGTAATAGTTTAGGTGGCAATTTTTTTTATGTGGATTTATAACAAATAGAATCGTTTTAAATGATGATAAATCTATTTCTGCTTTATTTTTAGTTATAAGTATAAAAAAATCCGATGTATTTACATCAGATTTAGAAAAAGTCAAATTTATATCGTTATACATTTTTTCTATGATATCCAACTTAACAGTTTTATACCTTTTGTCTATATTACTCATAATTTTCCTCCTTATGCTGTTCTAATTAACTTCGGTGTAAATTTATATCCTGTGCTGTCTTTTACCTTAGAAATATAAATATATATGTATATCTCTGCAAAATCTTCTGTAACAGTAAATGTAGCACCATCTCCTAAATCCCATGCCAACTCCGTTCCATCTTTTTTCCTTATTGCTAAACCCCATGTTTTACCTGTTGTTACGTCTGAACGTTTAGGACATCCAGTTAATTTATAAGTACCTTTTTTCAAATATTGAAGATAAGATTTATGTGATAAATAGAAAGTGGTACTACTTGTAGGTTTTCCTGTCGTTTCAATACTTCCATCTGTATTAACTTTAAATTTCATACTATTTAATGTTAATGTTTTACCTACTTTACAACTTTTATATGTTAATGGCATAAGGTTTATTGTTTCATTTATCTCAGATACATCAATTCTCGGTCTATAGTCTGGTCTAACTACAAATACTATATCATCTCTTGATGTCGATTTAGTTCTTATACATACATTTTCTGTAGATGTAACATTGTAATATTCAAAATATGTAACCTTACCATTTGCATCACGTTGTATATATTTTTCCTCAGCGACAATTCCAACGTGACTTATATTTCTAAAACGATTTTTTATTTTATATGTTCCATCTGCATTTTTACCTGCATGACAAGTAATATCCCCTGGCATTACTTCATCTATAGGAACAAGTCTACTATAAAAATACTCTGCTATATCTGCAGCATATCTTACCTTTCCTCTATCATGTGCCCATGTGAATTTACTTATAGGAACTATTGTACTTGCATCAATAGTCTTATTATTTCCTGACGCATTTACAAATGGCGAATTGGCAAAATCTATTCCTAAGAATGCTACTAATACAAGAAATGTAGAACAATCAAATAATATATTTCCAACTGAATTTGTAAGTTTGCCTTCAAATATACTCTTTCCAGCCGAATATGCAAATTTTATTTGACCATCAACTCTAGCATCCCAATAACTTCTTGCAGCTTGAACAGCTTGGTTTGCATAGCAACCACTCCAAACTATTTTATCATCTACATCAAAAGAACTGCCTTGTTCAGCAGTCCCATCTACTCCAAAAATTGTTTTACCCTTTACTATATTTTCTCCTTTTAAATTTGAATCTCCTAATATCGTTTGGTCACCAGCTAGATATTGACCTTTTGTTATAATTTGATTTTGTGTCGAAGGAGTATAGATCTTAGCAGAAAGTTTAATATCGTCAGATATTCCTGTCATGCTTTCTATTTTTTCTTTTAAAGTTGTATATGGGGCCTTAGCATCTTCAATTTCTTTATTAACATCGATGCTCTGTGTTGCATCTATATAACATTGCAATATAGCATCGTGTATAGCTTTTCTTATATCAATCCCATATACAGCATTTTTTATGTTATTTAATAGTTTATTTATGCTTGCCATATAATCACCCCCTAACTTATACTGTTAAGCTTATCCTTTAATGTGTTGTATTCTCCCTTTGCATATATAATTTCAAGGTTTGGATTACCTGCTTTTGCTCCTTGGATATAGCACTCTTTAACACTTTCTTCTATAGCCTTCAAAACATCTTTTACAAATACTGCAGTTTTAAGTTTACTTAACCAAACATCTATCATGTAGTGCTACCTCCTTCTACTTTTTTCAATCTTTCATCTAACTTTTTAAAGTTTTCATTTATTTCATTTATCTTTTTATTAAAAGTTTCTATTGTTACATAACTCCCAAGAGATCCTTCTACATTTTGGATTCTTTTAAGAAGACTTTTATTTTCTGTATTGGTACTAGAAACTTCTTTTTCTAGATTACCAACACGAGCCTGTATTTCTGCTACATTTTCCTTATTTTCTCTAGATGTTTTACTAATTATTTTATTATTGTTCACATAGTAATTATTTATATTTACTTGTTTATCACCTAAAGTAATACTATTTGCCGATGGATTTCTAATCTCAATAGTTTTTCAACTATTCTTTGTGTATAATTAATTCCTAATGGTTCAACTATAATAGGGTGGTAATTTCCAACTTCAAAACTATCAAAGTCTAATCCTATCAATGATAAATCTAAAGCTGTTACTGTATTACTAATATTAATTTTTAAAGACTCTATAAATTTTTGACCTTTTGAAAGCAAATTAGAAGCCTCTGAAACATCATCATAGGTAATTACACCTTCTATAATTCCAAACTTCTCTATGCCTTCTGTATAATCTAGATAATCTTTGCCTCCATTTACTGATTCTATTGTAAGCCTTTCTTCTGAATCTACTTCATTTCCCTCTGCATTTTTCACAAGCTGGATATAGTGCAGAAGAGATGTTTAATTCACTAAAAAATGGTACTGATGCAGGAACATTTTCAGTTGACAAGCTAGGTGATGCTGTAAAA